TCCAACACCTGTAAAGCCTATTTGCCTTGCTATACGTTTAATTTCCTCAATTTGAAGGGGGATAGTGTGTAATGATATGTCAGCTGCTTTACCATATAGATGTTGGCTGTTATCAGCACCTCCTACTTGTTTATTTCTTTCTGGACATCGATAAGCTGAATTAATTACAAGTGGCACATTAAGTCTATCTCGCAACAATTGTAGCTTCTCAACTAACTCATCATCAACTCTGACGTGTCTGTGATTAGGATGAGTGCACTCAAATTCACTTAAGTTGAAATTTTTGCTTATTTGGAAATTATTGATTGACATTCAATCACCCTCTTTCATCCTCAGCTAATTTTTCCAATGCATCAAGCCTATCGTGTGCTTTATCAGCACTGTTTTCTACGTGATACATTCGCTCAATTAATCTATTGTGCTTATCCTGCTTGTCTTCTATATAGCTTAGTTTTGTCCATACTATTCCTGCAAAAAATGCTAATGTTACTAGATTAACTCCTATTTGTAACCAGAATTCTGTTGAGAAGTCCAAATTTATCACCTTTCCACTACTGTTTTATATTTATGCTGTTCTTACCCACATATAAACTGTGATGTATGGTTGAAGGTTGTTATGGGGAGAATCGCCGCCAGCTAGACTAGTAGGTACTGTACTTGTGCTGCCATCTACATTAAGACCACCACCGCCTCCAGAACCAAAAACTCCTGTATAATTATGATTATGTGAGGGCATTTCGTCAACTGTTAATTGGTGTTCTTTTTCTCCACCTGTTTCGCCAATTGCATCAAAATCCGCATCTGTGCTATCTTGGCTGACTAATACTCTACCTTCACCAAATCTTTCCCAAGTTCCAAAACCTAGCAATGTAGCAGGATTTGTGCCGTTACTTGCATTTATATATATACTGCCAACTGGATACACAGCATTAATTGCATTTTCTTTACCTTTTTCATTTAAATTTACCGCTGAAACATCATCACTTTCTACCCATGCTCCTGCCATTAACCACTCACCTCAAATTCATTCTTCAAAGTTTGATACATTGCTTGTCTTATTTTAACTTCACTTGGAAAATTAAATTTCCACTTAACTTCGGCATTCTCAAAAACTATTTCTGTGCCTGCATCAACCTCCATTAGTATCATTGGGGTTGTGTCAGTCTTTGCGTCAGCGTTATATTCTGTGACATACTGACTAACCTCTACGCCATCTATTTTGATACTTCTAGTTTCTCCGCCATCTTGAATTGCTACCGTTGCCATTTAATCACCTTCCTTGTTTAATAGTTCCAATAAATATGGACTAATAGTTCCAACTGTAATCCTCGCGATAAATCTGCAAAGCTTCAGTCTCTTCTTTGATTATATCATAAGCCACCTTATCGATTAATACACCTGTGCCGACTTCCTCTGTCGCTCTAAAGCCACCTATCCAGCCGAAGTGTGTTATATCCTCATTAGCAGAGTTTGGGCCAAGATAAGTGAGCGTCTGTACTCTGTCAGCTGTGTTAACATCCTGTTGTGTCCTCTCTTGCCTGCCTAACTCTGTGTCACCGTTGAACCAAGCTATATGTGTTACTCTGTGTTGTTCCTCAAAGTTTGGTGTATATGTGCCATCAGCCTGCCATGTGCCGTCAGCTTTCAACTTTCTAAATATATTAGGATTTTCAGCGAATGTCCAAGTTTTGCTGAAGTCTATAGGGATAATTAATATTTCACTTTCGCCTATTCCTTCGCTGATAACCAATTCAGCACGTTTAGTTAATTCCATGAAAAATTCTTCCCACGTGCGGTGTTTCGGGCCTTTGACGGCTGAAATATCATAGAATATCTGGCCATTTTCATCAAAAGTAGATGTTTTTGTTATTAGTAATTTTTCACCATCTGCTATATCCATTGCATCGAGGTTTCTAACTGTTATCAACTGGCCTGCTTTGAGTCCACTTCTTCTAGTTTGAAACTTCAACTCTTTGCTGTCCACGCCATATTTTTCTATTTTCTTATTTCCTATTTCTATTGCAGCTTCTCTACCTTCAACATTCCCAACTGTTATAGCGTCCTCAACTATTCCAGATGTGCCATCAATGTCAGCTTGTTTGCTTATCAGATTAGGGTCATAAGTTTGTGCTACAATCTTAAACTGCCCAATAAATGTACATCTAACTCTATCATTGCTGGTTAATCTACTTTCAGCGTTATCGTGTGTGATAATATCAGACTCTTTCTCCCAATACCATTGGAAGCCATCATCTACACCTTTTCTACCAACAGTTTGTGTCTGCCAAGCGCCACCATTAATTGATATTTCAATAGTCGGCTCCTCTGCTATTGGAAAACTAACAGGAAAAGCTCTCTTATCGCCATCACCTTTTTCAACATCTATCTGTTCCTCTGTGATACCAACAGGGCCTTTGACTAACTGCTGATTGCGATAGAGTGGGTTGCCTGTTTTAGTTGTAGGAAGTCCTCTAATATATTGTGGCTCTAACTCCCAATCAGCAGGCTCGCTATCTCTACTTTTGAAATGCAACACTTTATCAGAGTCTATTTTCCACCAAAAGTTCATCTTATCTGCTACAGATGAAATTAATTGTTCTGTTGGCACAAAGTTAGCTCTAGTTTCAAGTATTTCTGTGCCATCTTCAATGGTATATTTAACATTGTTAACTTTAATTGATAGATTTTTAATCGAAGGTGTTGCAGATAAACTGCTAGAATACAGCTCAATTTTGAAATAGAAATTGTGATTAAGTGGAATGGATGGTATTGATAACATTTTACCACCATTGCTGACTTCTTCCCAGTTTGAACCTTCATATTTAACATACACTTTTATATCTGTGCCAGCTGGTTTATTTTCATCCCACTTGATAATATTTTCAGTAACTTTTTTCTCTGTTGTAATATAGATAGCAGGAGATATTCTTTCAGCAAAATGGGCATAACCACTTCCATAATTAATTCCAAAAATATAATTCAACAAATTAATACTTTCTGCTACATCATCAAAAGTTGTTGCATCGTCTAATATTCTGCTGTCATCTATAACTTGTGCATCATCATAAGTTGGTACTTTTGAAATTTGTAATGGCAACTAAATCACCCCAATCTACTTTCAACCTCAGCTTTGTAATCTGGGTCTTTAATATCTGCAATTGCTATTTCACCATCATTGATTAATTTAATTAATATTTTAATTCGTTTCTCATCTAGCATTAGATTAATCCCTCACTTTCTAATATCATCTTATATGCGTCATTCATTTCTTTTTTATATTTTAAACCAGCAAGTGGATTGTTTAATCCTTCCGGAAAGTTTCCGTTTTCAACATATTCTTTGACTTCAGCTTAAAAGCCTTGTGGAATATTCAACTCTGATATTTCCTGCAATCTGGCATCCTGTTCAGCAGAAAAAGTTATTTCTTCAAAACTCAAATTAGTCAAGTACTCGTGTTTTGCAACCATGTCTTCCCAGTAAGTGCGAAAATTAGCATAGTGAGTTTTTTCAACACCTTTGTTTTGTAGAGTTACCCGGTAAGTGCAAGGTGTGTATTCTCCATTTTCATATATAATCATTTATACCACCTCCTCTTATTGTTGGATATATTTCATAAAACAATTCTTCTGTTTTCTTTTGTATTTTTAATTTCTTTTTCTTAATCTATATCACCCCTTAAGAGCAATGTTCCACCTGGACCTTCGTCCAGGCTTCCACATTAAAAGACAAGAGATCAAGAGCGCGCAAGCTTTAAGCGAGGGCGCCAGCCACGGCCGTAGTACGTACTCGCAGAATCACTCGCACCCAGGAACGACACACCGTAATAGCCGCGATTCACGCGCTGGGCAGGGTCGGCATCGGAGCTTTCTTGACACCAACTGTAACTTCCATTACCGAATTTGTTATGTGTTATCAAATCTCCATCTGAAAAGTTAATATTCCAGCTGTTAACTGTCGGTACATATGCCGGATAATTCCAGTTATTCGCTAATGCTTTTTCGTGTATCGGCAGCATTAATGCATTCCACTCATTTGCTGAACCTATAGAACCTCTATCGCTATCATTGTAGCTGTTAAGTGGGTCAGAAGCTCCACCTTTGAGCAAGGCCACTTCATATCTTAAGCCATTAACTGTAACTGCTGCATCTTGCCTTGTTGCTGTTAATGCGGTTCCAGACGAACTAGTTAGATTATGATGTTCAGCTCCCGCTTCTCCCGACAGCAAACCATCACCATAGACAGCTCCTTGTAAATATAAGTGGTCCCAACTAATAGAATGTCTAATTGGTTTTTGAGGAACCATATAAATTTCGCCGTTAAAAGAGAATTTAAGCCAATTTGTATCTGAAAACTGGCTAGTTCCTTGGGTAACGCCAACGGCACTCGCTAAAGCATCACCGGTTATAAAATCACTTGCCGGCACTATTCCGAAGAATCCTGCATCCATTGTTCCAAAACTTAATGTATCTGGATTGCTGATATCTGATGTTGCTACCTCCGATTTAATTTCAGAAAGTAGTTGTAATGCTTCATCTGACTCTTGTATTCTCATTCCTTTATTTCCATCTGCAAAACTTTTGATTAATTCACTTAAAGGCCATGTAGCCATTATTCTACCACCTCACATAGGTATAATTTTCCATTATTTAAATTGTCGTTAAATTGTTCCTTTGAATAATATAGCACACCTTCATCAACAAGTTTTTGGTCAACTATATCTTTGATTATATCTCCTGCTAATTTATTCCTTGCTGCATAACTTATCCTTCTTTTGTCAGCTAGATAATGCATATCAATGCATACTATGTCGTGCATATATGCGTTAGCTTGCCTGCTTGATAAGGGGTACTTATCGCTAGTTTCAAGGAAACCTGCAAATATTTGCTCATCATTATTCTTGTCATCTATTATTGTAACAGGTTGACCTTTTTTGAAAGTATATTCATTTTGTTTGTCTGGGATAGAAAATGAACAGGTGGCACGCATCTCAATAGTGTCCTCTGCTTGAAAAGTGTTAATTTTGATGCTGTAAGTTGTTCCACCTATAATTGTTTTCATTAGAAGCGCGCACCTCCTGTTATTCTAATTGTGTCTACTAAGGGTTGTTTCACAGCTTGTGCGATGGTTTTTCCATCTAAGTTAACACTTATATTAGCTGTGCTGTATCCTCCACCACTAGAGCCTGTGTTTGAGCCTATAGGGGATACTGTTTCACCTGCTTGCGCTAAGATTAAGCGTTCTTGCCCGATTGGGCCGGGTACTGTACCACCGTTGTGGAAAATACCACCAAAGAAATCACCGACTCCTAGAAGTCCGCCTCCACCGCCACCTGTAACGTATCCGAATACTTTTGAGGCAGCCATTTCAGCTAACTTATCCATAACTTTGTTCAACACATTTATCCACATATCGTGAAATGCTTCAGTAACGCTTTTTGTTCCCTGCAGAATTGAGGAAAAAGCATAAGCAAATCCAGTTTGGAGGAAACTTAATTCTTTTTCTGTGCGTTCCATTGATTTCTGATGATTTTCTTCCTCTAATTTATCTATTTCGTTTTGATAATATTGTTTAATAGCCCATTTAGCTTGTTCATTATTTTTGTTAGCTTCTAACTCCCTGTTCATTTTCAGAATCAACATTTCTTTTTCAGTTGCATTTTGTTCAATTAAGCGTGACATATAACTTTCAGTCGCTTCAAATTTAGCTTCATTTGTTTTTCTAACTTGCTCTCTAATAGCTTGCTCTTTTTCTATTTCCTTTTGCTTTTCTTGTTCAGCTTGCTCAACCATTTCTTGATGCATTTTTGTTCTTTGTTCTTGCGCTTGTCTTTCCAATTCAGCTTCGCGCTTTCTTTTCTCAATTTTAGCTTGTAGTATTTTTTCATCAAATACTTTTTCAATGTTGGTTATATCTGCGCCTTTCTCTTGCGCATTTTTAATAGCTTCTTCTTTCTCTTTTTCTAATATTTCAATTTTGTTGTGGCTCATCTCAAACCATTGGTCAGCATATCTTTTTTCAATATTTTGTCTCTCTTGCAATCCATTATCAACTATTTCGTTTTGTTCATTGATGTTAGACTCTATTTCATCAGTTTGAAAACTATATTCTTCTGATACAAAATCAGTTATTGCTTCAACTTCACCTTTATAATCGCTGGAAAATATATTAAGGGTATCTAATATTCCTACAATATCTTCAACAATAGCATCTTTAGCATTTCCAAAACTTTCGCTGAAATTACTATTAGCACTTGCTAAATCCTGTTCATTTTCATACATTTGATAGACTAGTTCTGAAATTGATTGTTTTGCACCATCTACACTATCAGTTATTGTGCCTCCCATTCCTGCAAACTTTTCTCCAACACCAAATGGTAGGTTTTCTAATGCAGACATTTTTTGCAATATGCTATTGACAATTCTAAATATAGCTATTTTCATTTTTTCAAAAGCTATTTGAGATTTAATAGCAAAATTGCTGACATTAACTCTCATTGCTGTCCACAAATCAGATAACATTGTTGATACTTCTGACCAACTTCTGTACACTAATGTAGCGGCACCTGCGAAAGCTGTTACACCTGCTACAACCCCAACAACTGGTGCTGATATAGCTGCAAATCCTCCAGCTATTGTAGATAATAACGGTGCTAATGTAACACTTGCTGATACAATACCACTTAATGCAGTCAATAGTGGTCCTAACATACCTAACAGGCCAACTCCAACTGTAAATACTGTTTTCATTCCACTCGAAAGATTATTAAACCATTTGAACAAACCACTAACTATTTTAGATAAATTTCTCATCAATGGTATTAAACTTTCTTTCAGAAACGGCATTAAACTATCAGTTAAAACGGGCATAAAATCAACAGCTATACTTCTCATTAGCCCTGTGAATTCTTGCTTTAGCTCATCTAAGCTCATTCTAAAGTTATTAGCTGAGTTAAGTGCGTCAGTATCCATTATTTTTCCAGATTCTTTTGCTTGTTGTGAAACTTTTTCAAATTCTTCTGCTGATAAATCAAGGATTGGCGCTAAGTCTTCATAACCACCTCTTAGAAGTTGTGTACCTATTTGAGCGCGCTTATTAGCGTCTTCTACACCTCTCAGTCTCGTAATAAGAGTGTTCATCCGTTCGTCTGGTGTTGCTTCTGAAATATCTTCAAAGGTTAATCCTAATTTTTGCAATCCTTCATTAAGCGATGCTGAACCGCCTTCGCTTCTTGACATCTGTTGTAATAATCTTTGACTTGCATCTGTGAAAGCTGTTGTTTTTACTCCAGCCCTTTCCGCTACTGCTTGATAACGCTGTATAGTATCAGTTGTATGTCCTGTCGCAGATTCTAAGTCTAATATGCTATCGGCATAATTCCCTGTCCTTCTAGCATTTTCTAATAAAGCTCCACCTAACAATGCCATTGGCCCAGTAACAAATTTTGTTAATGTACCGCCAGCACTACTTAACCTTGACGAAAAACCCTCCATTTTATTCTGGGCTTGTGTCATTCCAGAAGTAAATTTATTATCTTTAAGTGATAATTCTTGATATAATTCTCCAACTTTGACAGCCATGTTTCACCTACTTTCTATAACATATTCATCAATACTCCCTCTTCGTCTTCAATTGGTGCTTCTTCATCGCTTTGTATGCTTCTTGCAAGTGCAGATTCAGCTGATAATGACTTTAATAACACTTTAAATTTTCTCCAAGTCAAATTATCAGCCTCTTGCACTAAGTCTATATTATATTCTCGCAAAAAATCTGCTTCTATAAATCCCCATTTTTCCGCGATGTCGAAGCTACTTTGTTTTTTGTATCATCTTCTTTAACCTCTTGTTGGGGATTATATTGTTTCCACAATTCTTGAATTAACCATTCAGCTTCACTTACAGTTAATCCTCCATCAGATAATTTTCTATATTGTTCTTTACCCAACAATGCTTCTAACATTGTGATTACTTCTTCTTCAGGTACTGTTGCTTCCGAACCAGCTTTTTTATACAACCCCAACAATACTTCCATCGTTGAAAGTGGAGGAGAAGGAGGTAACTCCAACTCCTCGCCAAAAGCTTTAATTGTAATATTTTCATCTTTTTTTTCTGCTCTATACGCATCAAAATCTATTGTTTTGCTCATAATCTATCCCTCCATTAATTTTATAACTTTAAAGCTGCAACTGTAACACTTGTTACTGCGTCATAATCTACACTTACATTTCCGTCAGCGTCATTAAACCAATCCTGCGAAAATGGGCCAATTATCTTTTCATCACTCGCTGGTACTGTAACAGTTGGATTACTTAATGTAATATCTATACCACCTATTGTTATTGTCTTTTGTATATTAAGTGTTACATCGTGTGAAGATGCATCTCCATTCTTTACATATAATAATGTTTTACCATTGTTAACAAAACTATCACCTGCAACATCTGCTGCTGAAAATGAAGGTGTTAACCCTGCTAAATCAAACTCCTGTAATGTTAAATCCGCCATTTAATTAACCTCCTTTTATACGTTAGGGTCAGTATCTAATGAAGCACCTGTTCTCTCAAACTCAAAACCCCAACTGGAAGGGTCATTGTTTCCTCCACCAATATCAGATAAGTTGAATGTACCATTAAGCCATTTTTCTCTGCCAGAATTATCGTGTACAATGTGCAATGTGCTTTCTGCTGCTGTGCCTACTGCATCAGATAAGTTTTCAACTTCTGCTTGTCCTGCATCCTGTGTAGCACCATCATAGTATTCATAACCTTCTGCTGTAATAGTTTTTGCTCTCTGTGTTGCTAAGTGTTCTGCCATTCCATCGCTATCAAAAGTGGTAGTGTCAGTACTTTCTTTCTCTGTTGAAATTGTCAGCGTATTAATACCATTGATTGGCAAATAAGCTGTTCCGTCATATACTTCAATAGTATAATTTCTTGCTAATACTTTGTTTGTAGCTGCCATTTTAATTAATCACTCCTTATATTTTTTTAACTTCCATTTCAAAATTAACTGAAAATCTGT